AACAATATTTACCTTATTCATTTTTTACCACCTTAATTTAATTTATTCTCTCCATCATTCTATTTTAACATTAAATGAAAAAAATTCAATAGCTTTAATAATATTCTTGAAAATTATAATAGACTGAAGTATAGTGATTAAAAACTATAATTAAGATGTGGAATTATGAGAAAAAAGGATAGAGAAATTGTAAAATTTTTTTAAATATTTATTAATTTGTATTAACCTTAAAATAACATTTATGTCTGATATTTAATAAAAAATACTATTCTGGAAAGGGCAAAAAAAATTATTTGACAAACGAAAAAAGTAGTATAAAATAGGGTAACACTTAACAAATTAGTTAACAAAATAAAGGAGTGATTTAAATGATAGTAAAAAATATTTTAAAGAAGGTATTTGTATTTTTAGTTTTATCAGCAAGTTTTTTAAGTTTAAATTCACAAGAAGCATTTGCAACATCAGCAACTGAACAAAGTGAACTTGCTAGCAAACTTGTTGGAAATGTAAAAGAAGTTGGAAATGATAGATACTATAAAGGAGATTTTTATTCAGATGTTGGAACTTATCCAGAAGGAATGTTTCTAGTAGTAGAAAACCTTATAGAAAACTATATAGCATTTGCTCATATGGGAGAAGCATCATATCTTGCACCAATAGGTCAACGTTTTGAAGAAAAAATAGAAGGTCAAATTGTAAAACGTTATATTGCAGTAAACCAAAAGCAAGGGTACTATTGTATAGATATTTATAATAGTTTAAATGAGCAACCTATAGCGACTCTTACAGCAAGACTTAATATAACAAAAAATAAAAATGGTTATTTAGTAACTCCAAAAGATGATTTAAAAATACAATATAAAGGAAAAACATATAAAAATCAAAAAGCTTTAGAATTCTTAGGATTTTAATTAATCAATAAAAGAATTATACTTAGATACAAGGAGTGATTTAAATGATAGTAAAAAATATTTTAAAGAAAGCATTTGTATTTTTAGCTTTATCAGCAAGTTTTTTAACTTTAAATTCACAAGAAGCATTTGCAACATCAGTAACTGAACAAAGTGAACTTGCTAGTAAACTTGTTAGAAATGTAAAAGAAGTTGGAAATGATAGATATTATAAAGGAGATTTTTATTCAGATGTTGGAACTTATCCTGAAGGAATGTTTCTAGTAGTAGAAAAACTTATAGAAAACTATATAGCATTTGCTCATATGGGAGAAGCATCATATCTACCAACAGTAGGTCAACGTTTTGAAGAAAAAATAGAAGGTCAAGTTGTAAAACGTTACATTGCAGTAAGTCAAAAGAAAAAGCAAGGTTATTATTGTATAGATATTTATAATAATACAAATGATCAACCTGTGGCAACTCTTACAACAAGCCTTAATATAACAAAAAAGAAAAATGGTTATTTTATAACTCCAAAAAATGATTTAAAAATCCAATATAAAGGAAGAACATATAAAAATCAAAGTGCTTTAGAATTCTTAGATTTTTAATTAAATAAAATTTTATGCAGGGAAATACTTAGTTATTCCCTGCTTTTTTACTCTATTGTAAGACGCAAAACGATTTGATAAAAATTTCAATTTAAAATGATAATTTTATTTAAAAACAAAATGATAAAAATAAAATTTCTATACTAAACAAAAAAGGAGTATTCAAACTCCTTTTAATTTTTTATTATTTATTCTCTTTATCTTGCTCATCTTGCTGTTTTAACTGCTTAAAGAATTTCTTTATAAATAAAGGAAAGGGAAAATTCATCTCTCCTAAATTTTCAATTATACTAATTCCTTCATTTCCTATGACTGAAAATATTATTAATTCCTTAAAAGATAGGGGAATATTAAATAAACTAATTGGAACATTTATAGGAGTTCCTTCTATTAATTTATCCAGTGAAGCACCTATTATAACAGCTAAAATACAAGATGTTTTTTTTATAATACCTCTAAAAGCCTTTTTAGATGATATTTCTTTCTTATAAATACTCTTTAAATATCCACTTATATAATCAACTATTATGAATGTCATCATTATTTCTAATGATTTACTCCAGCCTCCTAATAAATATAATATAAAACCAATTGTACCTCTTATAAACCAATGTTCAAATAACCCATTCATCTTCCCCATTTTAATCTCCTAAAGTTTTCCTAATTTTTGCTCCCATTCACTATAATATAGCTTTGCTTCTTCTGTTCTATCAAAGACAGCTTGATTTTTGTATCCTTCATTTCTAAGTTTTTTCTCCCAAAAGACTTCTCCAAACATCCTAACAGCCTTATACATTACCTTTCTAACCCTGTAAGATACTCCATTTTCTTTTAAGATAAATAAAAATATTTTATCAGCTAGTTCTCTGTTTATGCCTGTATCATTGAACTTAGAGTATAAATAATCATGTATAACTGCTGCTTCTGTATTTTTTCCATATCTCTCAAAAAATGGACGAAGTACAAGAGGAATACTTGCTCCATCGGTTCTAAATCCTTTTGGAACAATTATTGGAAAGTTTTTTATATATTTAGTGTAGTCTTCAACAACTACACTAAATAAATTATTTTCTCTTTTTAATTTTATGCTATTCTTCAACATTTTCTGCTTCCTCTATGTCGATTTTTCTTCCAGTCCCAAACACATCAGAAAATTTTTGAAGAGCTTTTTCTATTCCTTTTCTTATTCTTTCTCTACTAAAAAATTTTCTAATTAATATTCTCACTGGATATGGTAATTTATCAGTTCTATATGTTATAAACTTAACTGCTGCATTAAGTTTTCTTTTATTGTCCCCATGTTTAAAGCTCTCCTCTGAGGCAATAACCGCAGCATCAAACAAATTAACATATTGCTTTCTATTATAAATAATATATCCTAAAATTAATCCTGCCAATGCCATCCATAGCCATTGTTCTTGGCTAAAACCTTTTAAATATGTAATTACTTGATTTATCATTTTCTAATCCTCCTATTTTTTATAAACTACCTTATAAGGTATTTTTCCTGCTCCTCTTATTTGGAAATGTACAGCATCTACTTTTTTCCATTCTCCACCCCATTCAATATTATATTTATCTATTAAACCGTGTTTCTTTGCAGTTTCATAAATATCTTTATAATAATGAAAGTCTTGTGGATCTGCTTTGTAAACTGTTTTTTCCACTTCCTTTTCCACTTTTTTACCATTTTCTACTACTATTTTTTTAGTTTTTTCTTTAACTAATACACCAATATCAATAGCATAACCAAGTCCATCAATCTTCTCTTGATGATTTGATTGAACTTTATATCCATCGCAATTTGTTCTCCATGCTCCTGGAATAGTTCTACTATATTGATATAGTTTGTTTTGCTCCTCTGCTGTTCTCATTCCACAAGTTATTTTGAAATCATGAAGACTTAATCCTATCAGTTCTTCCATAAATTTCACCAGATTAGGATGAACTCCTATCATCATTTTTTGACTTGCTTGTGATAAACTAAACATTTACATCACCCCTTTTATTTCCACTCAATGACTTCTAATTCTTCCAGAGATTTAGCTTTCATTGTTTTTGTTGCTATTGCCGTGTATTCCTCTTGTGCAGCTGTTCCTCTTAATATCCATAATAGATATATATGATTAATTTCTCTGAAGGTAAAGGAATCTACTGAATTGTCTTTTAATCTCCAATTTATTTTTAAATTTTGAATTACTTCTGATAATGTTGTCTTATCTTTTATAATTGCTTTTACTTTTTCTTCAAACCCTTCTGGAACTTCAACTTTTAGAAACTTAACAGCTTCTATAATTGCTTTTGGTTCATTACTTGTTGTTGCTATATCTATTGCTGATTTTACTCTTAAGAAATTGATTTCATCTGCTTCACCCATCTGAAAGATTTTTCCATTATAATCAAAATCAGCATAAATTTTATCCAGTAAAACTTGTCTAAATTTTCTTCTTGTAATATGCTTTAAACCTTCCAGGTCTAAATCCCATTTATTAGTCTCTTTATTCCAAAAATGGTATTTACTCGGCTGAGGGACTTTAACAAGTTTTTTATTTTTTATAAATTCACCAGGTTCTAGTTGAGTTTCTATCCCTTGTTCTATTCTTTCTTCTCTTGTCATTTCCATTAGTTCGTTATTTTTGAATATTGGATATTGAAATCTTTTATCTGTTATAACCATATCTTCAGTATATTCAGGAAAATAATTAAGTGGATTATTTTTAACATCTTCTAAACTATTGGAATATACTGAATATTTTAATTCTATGCCTTTATAAAAATTTATTGTTTTCATTTTTTTCTCCTTTCAAAAAAAATAATTTAGGTAGTTTGCTCCATCTACAAGCAGGGGTTAGAACTGTAAAAATTGAGAGTGACTTTAAAAATATATTTAGTATATTTCTAACTGGATATATCACTGAAGGACAAAATGCTGAACATCTTATGAGACAGGTAGTTCATGATTATTATTCTAAAATAGTAGCAACTAAACAAGTTAGATTATATGCTGCAGGAAACCAGTCTATAGAACTAACTATAATAGGAACTATTTAAAAATTTTAATTCCTTAAGAGTATAAAGAAATCAACTTTGCAAATACCATTTTGGATATTTCCACTAGTTGCATCTAGAGTAGAAAAGTCTAAATTATCTCCACTATGTATAACTGCAACAGAACAATTATCTTTTTTAGCAGTAGCCATAACTATAGAATTTTTAAAACTAAAACCATTAGCTATTAATGTTTTTGAAGCAGTAGCTCCTTTAGTTTCTAAAGAACCTATAACAATTTTTCTATTTAAAATTGTTAAAACATCATAATCAGTTTTATATTCAATTTTATACAGATTTTCCAATCTCTCTAAAAGTGAATTAGAATCAAATGGAATATAATTATTAACATTTGGAGATATATCACTATTATTATTTTTACAAATATATAGCTTTTTTGTGTTATTATCCCAGTATGCTTTTCCTGCTTCTTTTTGTCCAGCAATATTTAAAATTCCACCATAATCTTTTCCAGTCATTTGTGTGAATTTATTACCTTCTAAAACAGTATCTTCAGAAACTCCAAATGGTTTATTAAAAGCAGTTTCTTTTGTTGTTATTACTGGTTCTTTTCCTTCATTACTCTTTTTTAATTTTAAAAAACTATCCTCTATTTTTTCCCAACATTCATTCCAAAATTCTCTGAACTTACCTTTATAGTTTGCTTTCCAAACTGGTAATTTTAGTTCTTCTGTTACTTTTTCAACCTCTAACCGACTTTGTGGATCTTCTATCCATTTTGCCATTTTTACCTCCTTGAAATTTTTAACTTCTCTATATCTTCAAGTTTCATTTCTTCTAATTCTTTTAAAGTATACATCTCAATATAGTATTCTTCCCTAGCAAGAGTTATTTTTTCAATTTCTTCCAGTGTCATTTCATGTAACTCAGAAATTAGATAATCTTCTATGTAAATTCCAAATTTAACTTCAAGACCTACTCCAGCAGCTTTAATTTTTCTAACTACCTTAAAGATTTCTTGTTTATCCAATTTTTCTGGAATGCTTATAAGAATTTTAGCTGATAGTTCAATTATTCTAAATTCTTCCTTATTTAGCTTAAAATATTCAGATAAAATCCTTTGAATTTCTTCAGGACTTCCTAAAAATTGTAAAAGTGATATTTCAAATTTTAGTATTCTCCTGTATTCTTCATCAGAAAGTCCATTTCTTAAGACTTTAAAATTCCCTCCTAAGAGGTCTAAAAGATAACCCTTACTTTTATCTATATCATTAAATAAAGCTAGTTCATTAAACATTTTTCTAATATTCAAATGCTTTTCATAAATAATTTCAAACAACTTTTTTACATAAATTGTATTATGGTATATATGCGGGATTCTATCCAAATTCAACTTGTAACCACTATTGTTACATTATTTTCATTTCCAATTGCAACTTCTTTTCTAGACAAAATATAATCAGTTTCCCGCTCACTGTATTTAGTGTCTCCTAGCTTCAATCTTAATGTTTTTATTCCACTTGTATGTTTATAGATTTCTCCAATTAATTTATATAAATAAATTGTTCCAGCAGGCTCTATTTCTGATAAATAATTTATAAATATGTTATTAATTACTTTTTTAAATTCATCTTTCCAAACCTCTTTAATAGTTGTAATTTCTACTTTTAAAAAGATTTGTTTTTCTATTGCTCTACTAAAACCCACACTTATTTCTTCAAATTGCTTTGTTATATCTCCTACTGCTCTAATTCCTGCAAGTTTATATTCATATAAGGCTTGTAGTATATTTTCATCAGTATCTCCAAAACAAATTGCTTCATAGCTATGTGCTACTCTTCCCTCTGCATCAAAATCATCAGTGTCATTTTCTAGTACCTGACACTTTTTGACATTAGTATTTTGAAGTATATAGTTCTTAATTCCTTCAGTAGTAAAAGAAGTTTTCCTATCTATTCTTTCTAAATACCTTTCTCTTAATTCAGTATCTGTTTCTAAATCGGCTCCACCAAATGTTCCTATTTTATTTTTGATTGACTTAATCCCTGATATAATTTCAGTTTGTTTAGTTATTTGCCCTGCTGAAACATTGCCATTTTTACCTGCTTCTAATGCTATTATTTCTAATTGCATTGGACTTTTTTCTACTTTAACTGCTCTAGTATTTAATGTTATAAACTTTTCTTTTGATTCTGTTTCAATTCCCCAAGCTTGTGGTATTATTGTCCCTATATCTGCTTCTATTTCTACCTTTCCAGTTGCTTTTTGTGGTTTTTTCCAAGTCATATTTAAATGCGAAGTTATTGCATTTAAAGAGTTTCCAATTGCTGTATAAACATTTAAATTATTATAAACAGCTAAACCTTGCAAATAACTATCATATTCTTCAGCAGCATCAAATTTTAAAAGAGGAATAAGAACATTACTATCTGTTTCTCTAATATTTGGCTTTACTGTTTTGAAGTCAGCAAGTTTTCTTTGATAAATTTCTTCTACTGTTGGCAATTCAAAACCTTTTTCAGTTATCATAATGTATATATTTCCCCCTTTATCTTAATTTTTGCTACTATTCTATTTTCAACAAATTCAATACTTTGTATTTTTTCCACTTCTTCATATTTTGAAATGGTTTTGATAAGTTCTTGAATTATCTTTGATTGATTATTTTTTATCTGAAGTAACCCTTTATTTTCTTTATTCAAATAAGGAACTCCATACAATATATTTAAAACCCATTGTTCTTTATTTTGCTCTAGCTCAACTCTTATAGCTTGAATAATATCTTCAACACCATCAACAAGTTCACACACACCATTTTCATCAAAAACTATGTCACAATTATCATTTAATTTTATACTTGTCCCCATAATTTTTCCCCTTATTGTGCTTTACTTGTTGAAGTTTGAGGATTAGATCCAGGATTATAATTATGAGTATGGTCATTTAAACTTATGCCTTTTCCTGTAACATCTCCACTTGCTCCTATACTTCCATTAACTGTTACTGTCCCAGTTTGTGAGGTATCTCCTATTTGAGTAGTATTTCCATTTATTGTTACATTACCATTTATAGTAACATTACTTGTAATTGTCGTTTCATTGCTTCCTGCAAGTATTGTTATATCTCCACTGCCTTTTATTTCTATCCTTGTCCCTGCTCCTGTTAAAATAATGTCTTCTGAATTATTTTCATAGTTACCTTCACAACTCCCAATAATATATGGTTCATTAAGGCTAAACCTTTCTAAACTTGTATCTTCTGATATAGTAGATTCTGAAAATCCTATCCACACTTTATCTCCTTCTTTGCGTGGGAATTGAAATTTCCAAGTTCCAAATTTAAGAAAATCAAGTTTTACATCAATTAAAGTTGGATATTTTGTTAATTTTCCACAAAGTACTCTTTGAGGTATTATCTCAACTGTACAAGTTCCAGCACTATAATCAATGCTTTTTATAATTGCAGGTAAAGATGTGTGTATTTCATTTTGTGTGTCTTCAATCATTGATTTTATTATTTCTAATTCCATTAAAGTACCTCTAAAATTGCATTTACTGAAAATGTTTCAACATCTCCAGCTGTATAAGTGCATTCTTTAACTATTCCTTCTCCATTCCATACTGATGATTCTATTTGTAGCTTTTGTCCTATTTTTACAAGTGGAACCAAAAATGCTTCAATTGTATACTTTTGCTTTTCTTGTTTTTTCTTATTTTCCTTCTTATCTTTTTTTACTTCAGCTTTTTCTTCCTGCTTTTCAACTCTAATTAAACCTTGTTCACTCCCCAGTTTCAAAGTAGTGCTATATGCTTTTCCTGGAACTTTAAATTCAATAGTTGTATCAGTAAACCTTGCAATTGTTCCAGTATCTTTTGCTAAAATAGAAACAACATTAGAAAGTCTATTAGAAAATACTTTCCCATTTGGATAAACAGTATCTTTTGCTAATTCCTTGACATCTATTTTAAATGGAATACTTTTTTCCAATTGTTTCAATATTTCACTTGCTTTAACTCCTGCTTTAAACTGTACATTTACAGCTGTATTTGTATAAGCACGATTATTAGGACTTGCAACAATAACTGTTACTAAATCATTTCCATCTCTATATGTTCTTATACTTTCAACTAAACCTCCAAATATACTTTGATGCAATTCTCTATAACCTGCATCAATATTAACTATTTGATTTGCCTGGAGTTTATTTTTTGTAGTTTCAGACAAGTTATATATTTTAATGGTAGCTGTGTCACTTTTATTATCATCAGTGCATTTAACATCAAACTCTACATCAATGTCTTCATAATCAAACACTAACTCTCCAACAGTTACTACTCTCACTTGTTTCCATAATTTAGCCATTATCATCACCTATCAGAAAAAATTTGTAATCTTTGTTAAGATTTTGAGGAGTTATCTTATCTCTTTCTTCAGCGAAATCATTTATTTTTATACATCTTAACTGATGTAATTTCTCAATTCTTACAAGAGACAAAAAATTTATATCAGGAACTAATCTAAAAAAACCAGTCATTCTATTTTCATCAGAGTCTAATATAGATACATAAATATAGCTGTCTACATTGTTATAAATTAAATCTAATTTTAAATTATTCCCAATATCAGCTATTATTCCATTTTGTTCTATTCCTTCAACATCTATTTCTAATGCCTTTATCATTCAACTAATCCCCCTAATCGTTTAAGTGACGATTTTCCTCTTTCTTTTTCTTTTCCTTTTGCTCCTATTTTTGCCTTTTCAGTATTAGTTGCACCTTTTACTTTTGCAGTAGTTCTTCTCTTTTTTCCACCAGTACTTTTAGCTTTTTTATAGTCTGTTTTTACATCAGTTGACTTAATTTCTGCAACTGTTATTTGTCTTAAAACTATATAATAAGTAAAACAATCTTTCTTTGTGTAATCTTCTATTTCTTCTATACTTTCAATTACAATATTTTCGTATTTATCTCTGCCAGCATAATAGAAAAGTACAGGTTCTCCTGCTTCAAGCATTTGTTCTAAACTTTTTCTATTAAATTCTTTTTGATTAGAATTGTCTACAACAGTTATATTTATAAGCATTGCTTCTTTTCTGACTGTATCAGCAATATTAAATCCTTTTTCAACTCTTCTATTTGTAACAGTTGCTGACATGGTTCTTGATTTTTCTGAAATAATATCAAGCTCTACATCCCCAAGCTTTGATTTTTCTTTTCCCTTATTAAAATAATCTCCAATCATTTGCATTAAGTTATTAAATAAACTCATTCTAAACCACCTGCTTGAGTGTAGTTACCTCCAAATTCTGCTCTTAGTCTTTGCTTCTCTTCTTCCTGAATTCTTCTTACAACACCTTCAACCTTTTTAGCAACATCATTTTGTGCTTCTCCTGTAACTTTTATTTCATATTTTGAATTGTTTACATATTCAAATTTTTTATTTTCTTTTTTTACTACAGATTTTTCTATTTTTTGTTTAGTATCTTGAGCTATTTTTTTGTCAGGTAATCTTGGTGCATAATAAGCTTCAGCTTTTGTAATTTCTTTATTTTTATTATCATTAATCTCATAAGTTAATGTCGTATTTATAGGTATTTTTACTTTACTTATTTCATTTCTTTTAGTGTTTAAAAACTTTTGAATTTCTTTATTCTTATTATCATTAATTTCATAGGTTAATATTGTATTTATAGGTATTTTTACTTTACTTATTTCATTTCTTTTGGTGTTTAAAAACTTTTGAATTTCTTTATTCTTATTATCATTAATTTCATAGATTAATGTTGTATTTATAGGTATTTCGATCTTATTTAATTTATTTTTTTTATCATCTAAAAGTTGCTGTATTTCTTTATTTTTGTTAGGAACTTCATAATTAGCTCCTGTTTTGTTTTTATACAGAAATTCATAAGATGATAAAGGAGTAATTGGTGCTGAACCTGGAATTACTATTTCCTTTTCTACTGGAAAAGCGATATTTCCTTGATTTTTTTGAACATATTTCATTGTTTCAAACTCTTTCTGTTGTTGCTTCATTGCTTCATCAAGGACATATTTTTGGTACATATCATCTGTTTCATTCATATGTTGTCCTGCACCATGTAGTTTATTCCAACCGCCTTTTATATTTCCAAAACTTGATTTCCCAACATTTTCAAAGTCTCCAACCAATATACGCCCAGTATCAATAATAAAACCACCTGTAGCTCCCCATATCATTTGAAGTAATCCAGCCCCACCTTGTAAAATATCTAGTAAATCAGATAAAATTTTAGTTGTTAAGCTAATTTTTTCTATGCCTGAATCTGCTTTATTTATCCATAAATCCCAAAAATCAGCAATGCCTTTTCTTAAATCTTCAAATCTATAATCAGTTCCAGTAAATTTAAGAATTGCATTTATAGCATCTTCTGTAAAACTTTCTTTTCCAAGAAATGCTGCAAATATATCCTCAATTATCAAGAAACCGCTAATAATCGGAAATTGTTTTAATAACAAAAATCCAGTTATTAATTTAATAGTATTTCTTGCTTCTGGTGGCAATGCTTTAAGAACATTAAATATTCCCCCTATTGTTCTAGTAATAGTATTAAATGCCCCTGCTCCTGTTTTTATAAGTCCACCTAAAAAATCTTGAATCCATTCAGCATTGTCAGCAATCATACTCCAAAAGTCTGCTCTAGTATCTCTTACAAGTCCTCCAATATACTCATAAACATCTCCTATTCTATTTTGAGCTGAGGCAATTTTTCCCTCAGGAGTTTTTAAAAATTCAGCATTTTGTTCTCCGATTCTTGTTTTTAATTCTTTTGATAGTATTGCAACTCTTTCTTGTTCATTTGCATTTTCAAATAATTTTGAAGTATGCTCATCTAAAACAACTCCTACTTGTTTTAATGCCCTAACTTGACCACTAGAAACTGCAATTCCCAAAGTCTTAGCCCATTTTTCAGCATCAGCTGTTGTTGAATTTAGTCCTTTTTCGGCAACCATTAAGTCTTGAACTCTAGGTAATAATTCTCTTATACTCTCTTCTTGTAATTTAAAAGTTGCTAATTGTTTTATTCCAGCATAAGAAGTGTCATCTCCTATAACACCAACATTTTGAAGCTCTGAAGCATATTCTTTTAAGCCTTCGATTTGTTCATCTCTAAAATTTTGAGCTCTTAAAACTGCATATAATTTTGTTTCATTTGCTAATGCTTCATTACTAGCCTCTACAGCTTTGTTATACTCTCCTACTAAACTTGATACTGCAAAATATCCAGCAGCCATTTGAAATAGACCATTACTTGCTACAGATTTTAAAGATGCCAAACTAGACTTTAAACCGTTTATTTGATTATTAACAGCTTGAAAGCCTTGTCCTTTTAAGTAACTCATAATGTTTATACTTAAAGTTCTAATTGCCATCTCTTATTTCCTCCATATATGTTATAAGTCTGTCAAAATATCTCTGTAATTCTCTTACAGTATAATTTTCGGTTTCCTTAAAGTTTTTCGTATATCCACTTATGCAAGTTATCATATATTCTATGCTTTCAGCATTATATTTAATATCATTACATTCTACGAAATGTTTCCCTAACTTGCACTAAATAAAGCAGTTCACCTACTTGTTTAAATACTTCTTCACCCATTTTTATAAGTTCCTGATATTTATAATCATTAACATCTTTTTTTAATTTTTTTAAAAAGAATTCTGCTACATAAGCAGCATTGTGTTTATTTTGTCCAACAGATGTTAATATTTCTTGTGCTAAATATAGATCTTTTTTTCCATCTTCTTTTTTTAAAGATAGTTCTAAATCTCCATATTTTATTGAATCAGGAATATTCAATAGCTCTTCAAGTGATGGATTAGCTCCTGCTGGATATTTCAAAATTTCTTCACAATATCCTACTAGATCATTGTCTGAAAATTTTTTTTCAAGCTCAAGAATATATTGTGAAGGTTGCTCCATTAAAACTATTTTTTTATTATTTATCATTAATTCTTCTTTTTTCATCATTCGCTCCTATTTCAATAAGTCATTTGTTTCTTTTAAGTCAATAACTCTTATTTGCCATTCTCTTGCCTTTGGTGCTTTTTCAGCATTAAAATCAGCTATTTTTACAAAGTGTGCCTTTGAAGCATTTGATCCAATATCTCCATTGAAGTTTCCATCTACAACCAAAACTCCAAATTCTTTTGCACTTGAAGCAAGTCTTTTAAGAGTAACATTTAATGGACTTGCAGCTAAGACTTTTAAAGTAATTAAAGCATTTCTATTATTATGCTCTACTGTAGTTGAATCTCCATCTACTCCAGTTATAACCTCTCTAAAATCTTCCTCATAAGCAACTGTAAATTTTACATCTTCTCCAAAGTCATACATTCTGATTCCATCTATAATTAAATCCACTTTATTTGGATTATAGTTATAATGATTTTTTGGCATTTTTTACCTCCTTTCTATACTGCAAAATAAAGATTTATCCTAGATTCTTTAATTCCATAAGTATAGTAACAATTAATTTTTACACCTGTTAAGATGCCTTTTAAAATATCATTTTGTGGAATATCTTCAATAGGAATAAAACTAATAGTAGTTTTACCTTCTGCTAATGCACCCATAGTTTCAAATTTTCCAGTCCTTTTTAAAATCGTATCTTTTAATGGTCCCATATCATAAAATGTTGGTTTTGGTGTAGCTTTAAGCCATAAAGTTATATCTTCCTCTAATCTAAATTGAAGAGCCTTTGCACAGTGCTCGAAGTCTATGCTATTACCATTAATAGTTACTCCATTAGCAAGCCCTAATTGCCCTTTCATTGAAGCTACATAATTACAATTTAAAGAATCTAATTTGCTTTGCTCTGCTCCAAACATTCCACTATCTATTGTTCCATTTATTAATTTATTTGCTATTAAAGTTGAGCCTGGAAACTTTGATATAGCATAACCTGCAACAGCACCTGCTACTGATTCATCATTTTTACTAAAAAATAATGCTGTTGTATCTTCTCCAATTGACTTTACTTTACTATCCACATTCATTACATCTTCATCTTTTGAGGCTTCTGCAAACAGCATTTTTCTTCTTGCACCAATTTCTTTTGAAATTTTAGCAATTTCTGCAATATCTGTTGTATCTACAACTGTTCCAAACCAATCATTTTTTACATCATCAAATAATTCTTTATATTTGCTGTCTTGAACTTCTTTACCATAAAGTAATACTTCCTGTGCTCCTGCATTAAAGACTGCTTGAAGTATTTTATATACATCATCATCAGAAGTTAATCCTGTAACATCTTCAATTTTATTTATTTTTTGTTCAGTAATTGCTTTTTTTACTGAAAATACACCTATTACATTAACTGTTGCTTGTGCAACTGGTGCAGGTTTATGAACATCTAAAAACACTATTTTCTTTTCAGTTCCTACTATTATTGACATTCCTTCCTCCTTATTTTGCTTCTATGTCTATTTCAACTTTTTCAATATATTCTATTCCAGCAATATTTTCTTCAAGAGTATTAATATACATGTCAAAGCTATATCTTTCTGTGTAACTATCCTTAGTTAATTCTGATAAATCTACTGTTGCTGTAACTTCTTCTATAACTATACTTTTCCCACTTCTTGCTATAAGCCAATCAAAGCCTATTTTGTGTTCAAACTTTTCTTTTATTTTTCTTACATCTTCAAAACTTTCATTTTCAGATAAAGTAAAAGAAAAACTTACAACATGCTGATGAACTTCATATTGTTTAAAAATTCCTTTTTTCCCTTCTTCTCTATCTTCAAATTTATTTATAGTTTTGTTACTAAGAGTTCTTGAAACTATACGAGGTAAAGTTAAATTTCTATCATATTTAAAATCAACACTTGGCTTTATTTGGAACTTAGCATTTATTTTTTTCATTTCTTTTAATAAAAATACTTCAAGTTCTCTATTGTCCATTTCTCATCAGCTCCAGTGAAAATTCTACAAAATCTGCATAAATTCTTGGTAATATTTCAGTTACTTTATACTTGTATCCTTCTACTTCAATAACATCATCTATTTTTAATCCAACAACTTTTAATGTTTTTCCACTTAAATCTCCTATAATTCTTCCACCATCTTGTAAGTTTGGATTATATCCTCTTAAAGTTTTTTTACATATAAGCATTGCAGCATTAAATTTACAGTCTTTTCCTTGTGGATTATCAATATCACCAGTTATTTTTCTAGTTACTTCATAAGTTTTTAATTCTTCTCCAGCAAATTCTTCTAAAGTAAATTCCATAATTGCCCCTATTCAATCTTATATTTAACACTTCTTACAAGAGTTCCAGTATCATAAAGAGGTTTGTCACTTCCCTTAGCTTTTACTGTACTTTCTGCTAGTGCTGCATAAGTCCCATTTAATATCATTTCTCTAACTTTTTTTACTACATCTTTTCCAACAGTTTCAAAAGCCTTATGTGCTGTCATTTTCCCATCTGCAATTTTATCTATACATCTTTCCATAAGATTTGAAATATCATCATAGTGTACATCAAAAGTTGAACGAAAGAATGGACGAGCTGGAAAAGCTACATCAAAATCATCACTTCCATATTCCATAAGCATTGCTATAAAATCTACCTTAATTCCATCAGGATATGTTGCTTTATCATCAATATAGATAATTAGTTTTAATTTATCTAATTTTTCTAACTCTTCTTTAATTTTTTTATAACCATTATCTATATCTTGCATTAAAAACTTCTCCTTGAAAATCTTTTCATTATCCTTGCAGCCTCTACAGAAGCAAATGTTATATCTCCAATTTTTTGACTTCTGTCATAACTCACAGACATATCACTTATAGACTTACTTGTTATCCCTTTCCCAAGCCTTTTTATATCCTCATTCCCACCTGACATAATTGCATAGGCTTCTAATATTTGTGCCCTTTTTATAAGTTCTAAAACTCTTGGTTTATCCTTTTTTCTTGGAAAATTCTTTTCTGTCTTATATCCTTCCCTAGCACCAATATTTTCAATTTTGTCAAAGGCTTGATACAAAGCTCTTTTTAGATTTTCTTCATTAATATTTGAATATCTAACTTCTAAAAACTTTTTAGCTTCTTCAAGTTCAACATAGCCTATCATTTTTTACTTCCTTTTTTCTTTTCATCATGTTCTTCAACATTTTCTTGATTTTGTTCTTCAATATTTCCAGTTTTTTCTTCTTGTACTTCTTTTATTTCTTCAATAGCTGGATTTTTTAATAATTCTTTTGCTATTGCTTCATCTACTTCAATTTCTCCATTAACAAAGTTATACATTTCTCCATTGCAATATACTGACACTTTATCAAATGTTTTATGTTTTAATTTCATCGTTCCTCCCTTTTGGGAATATCCCTGACCTCATTGTCAGGGACATTGTCCTTTTATTATTTTTTTAACCCTGTTATCATTCCCATTGTATGGATATTTCTAACTTCAATAGTTAATTCAGAAAGTATTAAACCCTGTGTAGAGTCTCCTCTTTTCCCCATATACTCATGAAATAAATCTCTACCTTGTAATGGTCTTAATGTTATATCATCATGATTTAAAATTAAGATTTCAGTTGAACGAAGGTTGTTTGAGATTATTATTGGTAATGTTCCAAAGTCAGTAGCCACATGAGTTGCAACAGCCCCTAATGTAGTATTTTGAGGATTAGAATTAATATAATCTTTTAGTAATTTTGATACTTTCATCTTTTGCACTCCTGGAACATATAAAGCATAGTTTCCACCTGACAGATCTCCACCAGCATTAAAAATTTTCTTTAAGGCATTCCCTATGATTTCTAATGAAATTTCATTGTTTGAAGCATCAACTACTTGCCCTTTTGCTAAGAAACTTCTAACTCCATCCATTCCTCTTTTTTGACCACTTTCAAATTTCTTTCCTGAAATTATTGCTTTTTCTATTTTTCCAACTACCTTATCCATTTTTCTTATTTGCTCAAATGTATAAGCATCTGTTCCTCCACCTGAAGGTAGAGTTATTGCTGTTGCAGTTCCTGATAAAGAAATTTCTTCTCTTATAATTTGTGTATTATTGTCATAGTTTACACCTGCTTTATAATTAGCACCTTGCAAATCTGCACCTTCTACCAAATTATCATTTATAAAAAATATTTCCTCACCAACTTCATAGGTTGCTCCTGCTGTTGTTCCAAGCTGTGCTCTTGTTACTGTTAAAGTATCCCCTGATATTGATGTAACTTGTACAACTTCATCTCCTATTGCTGCTAAGCATCCAGCAGTAAATATTGAGGCATCTTCAACAATAAATGATGTTGCTGTAGCTGCTGTTACTTTTGTTTTTATAGTTGTTTGTGTTCCTTCTGATGAGTAGTCAACCCAAGAAGTTTTAGCTTGTGTTGTTGGATTAATGTTTCCTAAGTTCACCAAATTAATATACAAAGGTGCTTTATTAGCATTTGTATAAGCTAAAGCTGGTGTTAAATCTTCCTTTTTCCCTACGATTCTTTCAATTGTTATAATATCTGCCATTGTTTGTTCCTCCTATTTTTTTTCTAATTCTTCTTTTTTACTTATTAAAACCATTATTTTTGCTCTGTTTTGTTGTGATGGCTTCTTCTTTAATTCTTCAATTTCTTGATTTATTTTTTCAAGCTCTGTTGTAGGAGCTGTCTTTGGTAATCCTGGTGGAGTTGTTTGTCCCCCTGGTACTCCTGAATTAAATAAATCTTTATATGTTTCTTGAAGTTTTGTAAGTTGCTCATCTAAACCTTCAATTTTATCATCTTTAAAGTCAATTTTTGTAAAATCTATTTTTGACATTAATAAATCTCCATATTTAACTCCTGATAAAATTTTTCCAACTGCTAATTTCTTGATATTTTCTACTGTTCCACCTAAAACTAAACCTTGTTTTAAAGTGTCATCATTAACATCTACACCTAATTTTTCTTTTAAATAGCCTTTCACCATTTCTTCAGATAATTTGGATTTTAGTTCTTTGTTTCCTTCTACAAAAGCTTTTACTTCATCTTCAGTAAGTGGTGCTTTTACTTCTTTTGTTTCAATTTTACTAAAACCATTTTTAGTTAAAAAATCCTTATTTTCTTCTTTTTTTAAGTACTCAATTACTTCTTGTTCATTTTCTATCATTCTTTATTTCCTCCCTGTTTTATCGGTTCTGCCCAGCATCTACATCCAAATTCTTGCCCTGGTAAAATATCATCATCTACTCCAAAAATTTTGCCATCCTTTTCAACATGCTCCATTCTTACATAATTATCTTCCATAGTTCTCCAGATATATTTTTCTATACCATTTTCAAGCCATAAATCTTGAAGTTGATTAGCATATAAGTTACCAGCTTCATTTCTTGCCCACAATTCATTTCTTCTATTAGCCCATTTTTGAAGCTTATCAATATCATTAGCTCCTAAACTTTTTTTACTTTGTAACTGATCAATTAATGCTTTCATTTCTTTGTTTGGTGCATAATTAGCATTTAATTGACTTATAAGTTTATTAATATCAGTATTTGAAATGCTCCCATTTTTTAATTTTTCAAACCTAAAATTAATGGTACTATCAAAAGTTTTTAACAAATTTTGTATTTCTTTTTCTCTTGTTTTACCTAACTGATCCTTAAAAGTTTCTTTTATATTCTGTACCCTTAGATAGTTCTCCCTAATCCAATATTTTGCCCCTTTTAAATCAGTTTGTTTTAATTCTTCATCAGTTAAAGTTCTCCAACTCTTAAAAACCTCTTTGTTTGTAGCAATAGCAACATTCTTCAAATCTTCAATAATTTTCTTTTTTTCTTTATTATCAAATTCAACATCTGAAAAATCTTCATCATTTGATTTTTTCATTTTTCTTAGAATTATCTTTGAATTAAGATTGAATATTCTCCTTAAAGTATTCTCAGCACTATGTGGGAAAAGGCTCTTTTTCTTACTCATTTAAACCTAACTCCTCCATTAATTCATCAGCTTGTTTCTTTATAAGACCTGCAACTCTTTCTTCTGTATCCAACTGTGACAAAGTTTGTAATGCGTCTATTAGTTTAGTCTTATATGCTAAGTCACTTTTTAATCTTTCAATTTCCTCATCAATATCAACATTACCAATATTGACATATTTAATTGCACTTTCTATACTTAAAATTCCTGATGTTATTCCTTGAGCTGCTATTATTATTTTTTCGCCAACTCCAAGACTTAAAATGTCCTTACCACTTATTGTGATATCTAATTCCCCATTATAAATTGTTGAGTATCCCCATTTAATTATTTTTTCAAAACCTACAAATACTCTATCTCTTTTAGTTATAACGGTTGATATAATTCTTTCTAAATCTCTTCTTTTTGCTTCCCCTGATGCAGGTGTTCCATTTTTATTAAGCCCAAATGCCTGTTCATTTGTTCCAGTTGCTATATATATTTGTTCAACAATTCCAGTTCTGTGTGTCTTCCATTCTTCAGTCTTAGTCTTTAATTCAACTTGTTTCAGATCCTTGTCCTCAGGATCTACTATTATGACCCTATCATTTATTTTTACAGTTAAATTCCCCTCTTCATCATATTCTAAAGCTCCTTCTGGAACTTGAAGTAGAGGATTTGCAACTTTATCAAATGCCTGACTTGTTAAAGTATCTCCAACTACAAGTTCCCTGTTTAATATAACTAAATCTTCAACATAATCACTTCTTTTAAATAGATTATGAACCTCTACAACTTGCCAGCCTTTATATACTTTTTTCCAGCCTTTACCATCTTTTGTTGCTCCATATTGAGTTAAGTCAACTTCATAGTCTATTTCCTCAAAATTTTGACCTGATATTTTGTACATTCTATATTCCGTACAGCCCTCACTATATATTTCAGCTTTTAAAGTTCTTTTTTCTTCAGTAAAAATTACATAGTTTTCTATAATTTCCTCACTTAAAATACTAGGTACTGTAAAATATTGATGAGGTGCAATTATATCTAAATATAGACTATTATCAACTATAAAGCCTTTTAATAAAAGTTTTCCTCCATAGCTTTGAATTGCTACTGCTTCTGATGTCTTATCTTGTAAGTCAATTTTTTCTAATATATTCTTTTTCTCTTCTTCTAAATTTATAGTTGGTTCACTATTAGAAGCAAGTTCAGCATATAACTTAGTAATTGAGCCTAGTATATTATTACCAACAATAAGATCTTTAAATGATTTTTCTCTTCTTACAATAGTATTTCCTTCTCTTACAAATTCATAGTATTTATTATTACTATCAATTACTCCCATATATTCAAGTTTTACTCTGCTAAGAACTGCGTTATAAAAAACTTCTGAAGACTTGCCATCAAACAGCTTTTTATTTCTTTCATAGTTCTTATATATTTCACTGTTTTTTAGCTTTTTATAGCCTTCATACATTGCTCCCATTTTTACCCCTTTAAAATCCTTTTAAAAGCCTTTCAACTTTCATTCAATAATTTATACCTAAATTTATTTAAAATGTTTTTTGAAAGCCTATTGAACGATATTTTTTATATTAAATTCCTCTTGGTCGTATCAATTTTTTATCTTGTGAATTTCTTCTCTTTTTCAAATCACTTTCAAAAGCATAACGAGTAGCATCTATCGTATGATTATCTTTATCAACAAGTCTTGGTATTGTTTCCCCGTATCTATCAATATCATAATCAGCTACTTGAAACTCTCTTGCAATGTTTGGTGTCCTAGCTGGGTCTATATATATTTCATTTTCAGCTAACCACTTCTCTCCACTTTCTACACTACCTTTTCCCTTCTTAGCACTGTATGCTCTTATGCCATAGCTTCTTAATTCAGCGACTGATTTTGGTTCAGCACTATCACAAGTTACTATTTCATTTCTTGGAATCATTTTTTTAATAGCTGTTGCTAGTTTCTTATTTGATATTTGAACTCCATAATATTCACTTATTGCATAAATTCTTTGCCTTGTTCTATCATAACCCCATCTAACAAAAGCCACAGGATCTGTTGCATAACCCCAGTCAACTCCATTTCTAAATGTATCCAATGTTTTTATAAAAGAATCAGAAATTTTTTCAATTTTTAGTCTTGGAAATGGTACTATTCCACTTCCTATAACTTCTCCCAAGTAAACATTTCTATATCTAACTGGCTCATTTTTCTTCATTTCCTCAGCTTCTATTAAAAACTCCTCAGATAAATAAGGATTATTGTAGTAATAAGAGTGGTGTACATAAGCACTTGTATTATTATCTACAATGTCATATTTTTTATTTATCCAATGATGCTTTCTTTCAGGAGGATTATATGATAAGAATCCCTTGTACTTTAATCCAGCTGGTAATATACCTCTTAGAATTGATTTTATTACTATATCTATTTCATCCTCTGTTGTAAATTCGGCAGCTTCTTCAACCCAAAAATATGCCGTTGGAAAATCAGCTGTTTTAAATGATTTTCTTTTCTCAGGTTTATCTACTCCAAAAAACATAAATTTATTACCTCTTGGATTATAGATTATTTCCATAGGGGATACTTTAAAAGTAAAATATTCTTCTACTCCTAGTTCATTAATAGCCCATTTAATTTGGTCATATACACTATTTTTTAAAGTTTCTCCTACCTTTCTAAGTACTACTGCATTAACTGGATCTCTCATTATTGAAAGAACTAAAATTTCAGCAATGTGTGTTGACTTAGCAGACCCTCTTCCACCTTTACAGACATATCTTGTATAGGTCCCTTGTTGCCAAGCTCTGTATAACTTATAGAATTGTGGTAGGAATATATCACTTATCTTTTTTATCTTTGATGTCATCTATAAATACAACTCCTCCTGCTTCTTCAACTTTTTCTTTTACTTTTTTCTTTTCACTTCTTAGTCCTATTTTTTCCAGAACATGAGCGATTTTTATTAATGCATCAGCTAATTTTGGATCTTTTAGTTTCTCAGGATCTTTTATTATATCTAAAAGTACTTTTTTATTTGCTTCATCCAAAATATCTTCCATATCATCAAGAGTTAAATTTGCTAATCTTCTAGCCTCTTCAAATTCTTCTTTATTATCTTTTATCCAACGATAGATAGTGCCTGGGGACTTATTCAAAGCACTAGCTATTTTTTGAGCTGTATTTCCTTGAGCATATAGCTTTTTAGCTTTTAATAACTCTAAGTCCATAAAGACACCTCCATATTTTTATTTTATTAAGCAAAAATACTCTGCTTTTTCTGCTAATTTCCCAAACATTTGCTTTTTATATTCTTTTATAATAAATTTACATTTAAAATTTTCTTTTAGCAGCTTAGATAAATTATTATCTACACTTCCAAATACAAGAAATACATTATTTTTATTTTGATTTCTTTTAATAAACTCTACAAGTCTTTCATCATCTTTTATTGTCCAATCCACACCTTTATCATCTACATAGTTGTAACCTATAAAGCCTTCCTCTCCTACATTTGTTTTTCTAATGTATGGAGGATCTAAGAATATAAAACTATTTTCAAATTCCCAATTTTCATCAAATAAATCAGTTGTTATTTTTATAGTTTTTAATGCTCCTATATAAAGTTCTAATTTTTTTATTTTTTCTTCTGAATAAAAAGCATTTGTTAATGTTGTTCCATTTCCACCAAATCCCATTAAACTTCTTAAAACTCTTTTTTCGTTTTCATTAAAAACTTCATGTTTTTCCCTTGTACTTATTTTTTTCCCACAACAAGGACAACATTCAGAAAATATATTTTTAAATCTCTTACTTACTTCTTCAAATGCTGCTCTGTCATTTTCATACAAGTTTCTAGCATTTATTTTTAAATCACATTTTATATATTCAAGTCCTTTCTTATATGTATCAACCGCATTCCCAGATAAGAAACATTCAATTTTTTCATCTTTTACATTTGCTAATACCTTTAATTCTCCAAATTCATTTTTAAAATTTAGTGGGATTTCCATAGAACCTGCAAACAAATCAACAAAATTTTCTCTATAATTTTCTTCAAATATTTCTTTTATTTCTTTATAAAATCTTCCTTTGCTCCCAAAATATGCAAATGGAGGCTTTATTCTTGCCATTTTTACTACTCCTTTTAAACTTTTTTACTTTCCATACTTGTTATAACTTTTTTAAGGAGTAAATGTTACAAAATTTGCAAAGATTATAAAAATTACAATAAATAAAAAAACACACCATTTTTGATGTGCCTTTTTTTGATATTCTATTTTTTAATATATTCAATTAATGCCTGTTCTATTATCCAAGAGAGAGTTTTTTCAGGATATTTTTTTTCTATTTCTGCTAGAAGTGTTGGAGTTATCCGAAAAGATTTTGTTACTTTCTTTTTTTCTTCTTCCAATTTTCTTCTCCCTGCTCCTTCTCTTTTTCCCCCTAATGCCATAATTATCTTCCTTTTTTTAATTTCTTTATTTTCTTGATTGAATTTATTATAACAATTATATCAATTAAAATTATAATTATAAAGAAAACTTTGTTTTTAGAATAATGCAAGTAAGTTATTAGTAATAATGTGTTAACTATCAATAAAAGAGTATTCTTCATATTGTTTTTATGAGTAAAATCTGATATAATTTAATCAAGAAACTGGATTACTCCAGTTCCTTGATATTTGAGTTAGTTGAAATAACTTACTAATAGAATTATCAGCGTTAGGACTGCTATGATTAACTCTATTATTGCTGTTATTAGTTCAATTAACTCTTTTTTATTCCCTCCTTTCTTTTGATTTTTTTTCTTTTTACTCATTTCTTCACCTCCTTATGTATTTATTATACCATACTTATTTGATTTATGCAATGCTTTTTTCAAAAAAAATAAACTTTTTTTAGAGTTTTTTTCAGAATTTTTACCATTATTAAAATTAAGAAATTATTAGTATTTAATTGATTTTTAACTAATATACTTTTTGATAAAATTCAAATAAAAATTACCACTACTTTGAACATAAAAAAAAGAGCTTTTGAACTCTTTTAAAATAGGTTATATTGTAAACTTTTTTTAACTTGAAGAGAGCTTTTAAATGAGCTATCTTTTTCAAGTAATTCCAAACTTTCCAAATCAATTTGCCAAGTATATTTTTTAGAAATTTTTATACATCTATACCCTAATGTCCCGATTTTACAATAATTGTATATTGTACCTATTGAAACATTAAGTCTATTAGATGCTTGTGCTACACTTATATATTTCTTAGCCATTTTCTCTCCTCCTTTTAGTATTCCTCTCAATTATATTAACATATTTTATTTTAATTGACAATATAAAAAGTATCATAAAGAAAATAAAAAAGGACATTAAAGTCCTTTTTTCAATATATTAGTTTTTTAATCTTTATCATCAAAAATATCTTTATATTCATCAAAAAGTTCTTGTGCTCTTTTATGAGTTATTAATGGATAATCTTTTTCTATTCTTTCCAAGTCCTTAATATTATCCCATATTTTAGCATCAAGTTTAGTATATCTTTTTCCATTTTTATAAAAGAAATCCCGATTTTCATGATATTGATTAGATAAATAATTTCTATCTTCCATCTTCACCACCTCCTTTCAAATCTTTTTCAATTAATTTTGTTACATAATTTTTTAAAGTTACTCCTTCTTCCGCAATTTTAATTTTAATTTTTTTGTACAATTCTTCCTCTGTTTTAAAATTTATTGTTTTCTCACTCATATACTTCTCCTTTCACCTAAACAATATTACAATATTTATTGTAATATTGTCAAGAAATATTTTTATAAAAATAAAAAGGACAGCTTAAACTGCCCTTTTTACCTCTAAAAAAACTATTTTATTAAATTACTATTTTACAGTACCTAAATTAAATTCTACTCCACTTTCAATTTTATATACAGCTTCTCCTGTTATTTCAGTAGGAATTTTATAAAATATGTAATCTTTTAATCTTCTAAATTTATTAACATTGCTTCTTTTGGAGTTGGTTTCATTTTAGACTTATATTTTTCTAAAATTTCGTCACTATTAAGCCCATTGAAAATATCAAAAACAATATCTGAAAATACTTCTTTATTACAGTAATGAAATGGAAATTCTACCTGCCAACAACTATCCAACATCTCACTAGAAAAATACTCTTTTAATTTAAAAATATTATTTGTATTTACTATAAATAGCATTTCTTTTGTTTCAGTAGAATTATTATTAGATTTGCCACTCAAATCACAATATAACCCTTTTAATTCGAATAATAATGCTTGCTTATATTTTTCTTCTTTCTTTAAAAAATTAGCCATTTCAAAAATAGTATTTCTATATAATCCAAAATCTTTTGCATAAAATTCTCTTAAAGAATGTTTATTATAAATAGACCATATAATATCATTAGTAGAAAGTGGTTTTTCAATCTTTGATTTTTCTCTTTCAAATTCACTCACTGAAATTGATGTTCCTCTTAATTCTAAAATATAATTATATTTTTTTACAAATTCTTTTCCTTTTTCTGATAATTCATATATGTTACTATTTAAATTTATTTTTGAGAAATCATTATTCTGTACAATTCTTTCTACCAATTCTGCTTTTTTTCCACTTTTTTTTAATCCATATTCTTCAAGAATTTTTTTTAATTCATCTAAACTTTTGGATAAAAGAACTGTTTTTATATTTGCTTCTTGTAAAAAATTTTCTATAATCATATTTTTATGTAATTCTTTACAATTTAAAACTCCATAATCATAAAAGAAATATTGTGGATATTCTTCTTTCTCTTTGATACTCTTACCATCTGCCCAAGCTAAAAAAACAGTTTGTCCTACATAACTAAATTCTGGAATTTCTTTTTCTTTACTAACAATAAAGTCACAAGCATTTTTTGATCTTTCTTTTCCAATAGATTCTTTTTTGGAAAATATAAAAAAGCATAATGCTACTCCAACTAATAAAATTATAAAAAACATTCATCCCTCCTAATAAAATTATTTATATATATTATACACTTAATTTAAAAATATAACTCAAATTTTTATTTATTAAATAAAAAATCCTAGAAATTTCTAGGATTTTTAATATTATTTCTTATTTTCTCAAAAGCCCTATGTTTTATAGTATGCACCCACTGTCTTGATATTCCAAGTTTTTGTGCCACTTGTTCTCCTGTATAACCTTCAAAAAATAAACATTTTATTACTGTTCTTTCTTGCTCTGTACAACAGTTTAAAACCTTTTCTATAAGCACCTTATTTTCTAGGTTTTCATTATTCAAGTTGTAATCTTCAATCTCAATATTTTCTAATCCAAAGAAGTGTAATCTTTCTTGCTCTCCTTTTTTTATAGATTCTATTATATATTGAGGCACTCTATATCTTTCTTTATCAGTAAACTTCCTAATTTTTGCTTCAATATGAAAATACAGATGTGTCATAAACTTTGTATTATAGCTTTCATCAAATGTCTTTATAGCTTGATAGATTCCAAGTATTCCTTCTTGAAATCCATCATCTGTATTTCCCCATTTATGATTAATCTTTCTAACAATGTTCAAATACCTTTCAATCAACATTTCAATAGCTTCATTATTTCCTTTTTTTGCTTCTCTTATAAGTTCCAAAACTTCTTGACTTTCCATTTTTATTCCTTATAAAGCTAACTTGCTTCTAACAATTTTTTCTTCAGCTACTTTTATAATATTTCTTATTTCTACTTGTTCTCCAAGTATTTCTTTTTGTCTAGCTTCTATTTTTACCTGTTTTTCTCTTAAAGTTTTTAATTTAGAATTTAATAACTCAGTTTCAGCTTTAAGTAGTTCAAGTTCTCTATTTAAGTCATCTCTTTCTTTAAAATATTTATCCTCAAAATTATCTTCATCAATTTTAGCTCTTTTTAAATTATTCAGTAATACTTCTAAAATTGATTTATTTCCTTCATTATCTAACTCATAGTCTATTGCATAACAAGTTACTAGATTTTCACCAACTACAACATAAGTCATCATTTTATCTTTATTAATATAAAATTCAGCTTTCTTGTGTGTATCATAAGAAGCAGTACATATATACTCTAACCTTCCTAATTCAATTTTTAAATCTGTTTCTAATCTTTCTATTTTATCTTCATTTTGCTTTTTCCAAATATCAAATGTCCTATCATTGATAATTTGGTATTTATAAACTCTTGAAGCATATCTCATCAAAGCATGTTTTGTTATATTAATTTCTTTCATTATTTCCTCCTATCTAAATCCTAGCCAAACATCTTTTTCTAAATAAGTTATTTCATTATGTCTTTTTAACATTTTCTTTAATGCTGAAAAGCTGGGGAAACAAGGCAAAGTATAAGAAATTTTTTCATACATTCCTCTCTCCTTGCATACCTTTTTCCCGTACATTTCTTCAAATTTTTTTATATATTTCTTTGAAAATTTTGAGGTTTCTTTTATATGTACCCATTGCTCTTCTGATGTTTGTATTTTTCCATCAACTATCACAATATATGATAAAAGCATTCTCTTTTTATTACTTGTTAATCCAATAAATACCTCATGTTTATCTATTTCAAATCTTAAAAATCTATCTACTATAAACTGTTCTTTTAACCAATTATAGTCTTCATCTGTTACTATTTTTCTCTCCATTAATACCTCTTTTCTCCTGCCACTCTACTATTTCTTCAAGAATATATATTAATTTACTACATTCCTTAACTGTCATATTATCCACTGTTTTATCTTTTCCTAGATATTGTTCTATAAATTCCTTTTTATCTTTCTCATAGTAGACTTTACTATATAAAGTATTAAACTTATTTATTTGCTTTTCTGTTGCGTAATTATTTATTAATCTTTGAAGTATTTTTATAAGAATCTCAGCCTGCTTATAACTGAGATCCTTACTAGACTCTTTATTAAATTTGCTTTTTAAAAGTGCTCTATATTCTTCATCTTTTAAACTTACTTTATGCTTTAATGTATGAATATATTTAATTTGATGTTTCTTTATCTCCTTCATTTTTTAAATCCTCCATAACAGTAGTCATAGATAAAGGGATGTTAATTTTATTGCCATTCTCATCTTTGTAATATGCTTCAATGAATGTTTTAGACCTCTGAGGCTTCCAAGCCTCTTTAATTATTTGAACTCCTTCTGTTAGTTCAACATCATTTATATTACCAGCTATCTTTTCTAACTCCATAACTCTTGAAGCCTTTAAATTCCCATTCTTATCTTTTTTTAATAACAAATTAACTATTTCTAATAAATGTGTATTTTCACCCTGAACAGTTTTATAAATATAGTTCTTAACCTTTTCTATTCCAGCATGAACTGTATCGTCAAAGCTATCAAGCATTCTATAACCCAATGTTATAGATATTTTTCCATCAGTTGTTGTAAATGTGTGAGATTGTTGATTGTCTTTTATTCCATAAAGTTCTGCTTTTAGTTCTAAGATACTTTTAAAGTCATCAAACACTTCTTTTTTTAACATCATTATTTGTGCTGAAATATTTTTTATTTTATCTATTTCATTTATTACAGTTTCATCAACAAGATTTTTATAAGCATCCACCTTTGCTTTTCTCTCAGCTTTTTTCTGTCTATCTTCCTCTAATAATTGCTTTCTTAATATTTCTTTTTCTTCAGCTGTCATATTTTCTAAATTCATTTTTTCCTCCTATTTTCATTATTCTAGTATTTCAAAGTCTTTTAAAAATTCACTATTTATTCCTCTACAATCACCATTTTGAAATTCTAAATAACTTCCCCATAATTTAACTGGTTTATTTTCTCCTTCTTCTTCAACATCAATTAAATACTCATCAATATAATTACCTATTTGAAACTTTGGAAAGCCCCATAAACTTGCATACTCCACTCCACCATTTAAAAGCATTCCTTCTTTTATTTCTTTTCCATTTTTGTCAAAAAATCCTTGCATTTTTCCTCCTATAACTTCATTAATAATATAAACCCAGTGATTAAAAAATATATGCCAAATACTGTATAAATAGCCATAATGAATAAAAGAAATTTTAATATTCTTAAAAGAATTGGTTTTTTACAATAAATTCTTTCTCCATCAAGATACACTTCTCCATCACTGTATACTTTTCCATTAAAAACTGTTGAATATATTCCTCCTTTTATTATGTATGTTTTTCCATTTACAGTTACTCTATTTATACTCATATTTCTTTAACTCCTCCATTCTTATAAATTCTTCATATCCTGTTAATACATCCATAAGCCTTGCATACACTCCATTATTATCTTCATAAGAATAAACAATTCCATTAATTTTATATAAATCTTTTATTTCCATAATCTAGTCCTTTAATCTTGTAAAATTTAAAACAGTAAAACCAACATCTTCGGTCCTATACTTCTTTTTTAAATCATCTTTTTCCTCTTCTACAAACTTTTCCAACATCTCATTTGTCATTTCTTCATTGAATTTTACTGTCCAACTTGTAACTATTATATGTCCATCTACTGAATATGCTCCACTAATATAATATTTATACTGTTTTTTTCTTCTAAAAATTCCTCTTTGAATTTTACAATCCTGTCCAACATTGAACCCTGCAATAAATAAAGTAACCCCAAGTCCTGCTAAAAGCCAATCACTCATTATGCCTCCTTGTCAAATCTTACCCATAAATATCTTACTTTTTCTCCATTATCATTAACAATCTCAACCATGCTAGTACTTGTATCTACATCTAATACTTTATATTCTTTGTCTAGTGTCAATTCTCCATTAGCCTCTATAATACACTTTACAATATCACCCTTTTCTAGTTTCCACATTTGAACCTCCTTGATTATTAGCAGCAACTAATATAGAAGCTACTAAAATTGCTAGTATTTTTCTCATGTTGTTTCTCTCCTTGTAATTTCATTCAAAGCTTGTTTTTTAGTTCTAAAATAGTTATTTATGAAAAAGTTATATTTATCTATTGTTGTTCCTTGCTCTTTTATCTTTCGTATAATATTGAACATATCTACAAAATAGTAGTATTTCCCAATTTTTACTCTTTTTCTTTTCATTCTATCCAGCACTATTCTAAGCAACACTAAATTTTTGAAAGTTTTTTGTTTATTATTGCTATAATTTTTTTAAATTCTTCTGTAATTTTTATATAACTTTCCCTAGCTTTTGAATTTCCTTTATTAGCCGCTTGAATACAGTTCTTCCTTTTAACTGAAAGAGTTGCTAATTCATTCAGTTCTTTATCAATTTTTAAAGCATCCTTCCCATATTCACTTACTAAAATCTTTTTTGCTTCCTCAGTTAAAACTTTATCTTTCATATTTCCCCCTTTATAATGCTAATGTTGATAATGCTGCATCTATATATTTTTTTTCAATTTTTAATGAATTATTTTGTAAAGCTATTTCATAGCTTGCTGTTAAAACATTTGCTAAGTTTCTTGCTGATCCTCTTGCTTGTATATTTATATAACTTATCAATGTCTGCAATTCACTTTCTTTATATAATTCTGTTTCATTTTTTAAAAATTCTTTCACAATACTTGAAACATCATCTATTGCTAAATCTTTTAGTGTTATATTTACAACTGCACGACTTGATAAATATTCATATTCTTTTTTTCTTGATAAAATTTTACTTTTTAATGCTTCAGTTCCAGCAATAACCACACCAACCCCTGTTTGGTCTGCAATGCTTCTAATAATATCAATTACATTTGCTTTTAAGTGTTCTCCTTCGTCGATGATTATGATAGTTTCTGTTAGTTTTATAGCATCTTTTATTCTATCTTTTAGAGTTTCAGAACTTCCACTTGTATCAAGTTTTAGTTCTCTTGCTAACTTTTTAATAAGCCCTACACTAGATATCCCATTTTCTGCTGTTATTAAAACTCCTCTACCTTTGTAAGTTTTTAACCATTCTTGTAGAGCATGTGTCTTTCCAAGTCCTGCTCTCCCATAGATATATCCTATTTTTGCACTTTCTATAATTCCTTCTGTTATGTTAGAACTTACATAATTTTTTATAGTATTTAATACATGAAATACTCTCTTTTTTGATTCAGTGTTTATAGAAAAATTTATTCTTTTTATTTTTCTTTTATGTCTATTTAAGAAGTCTTCCACTTTTTCTGAAAAGGCTTCATTATCTCCAGTATATGTTCCTTTTCTCCATTCAGATAATGTGCTTGCTCCCACTCCCATAGCCTTTGCTATTTTCGTATAACTCATATTATTTTCCTCAGAAAATATTTCTAACCTTGCTCTTAACTCTTCCATTATTCCTCCTAGTCTTCTAAATATACTCCTTCACCTATGAGTATTTTTTCTTTTTTACCTTTATGTTCTATAACCTTAGTTTCCTCAATTATTGTGCCGTCAATTAAATTTAAATCATCTCTTATGTCTTCTCTTATTCCTATAATTTCTTTACTTAACTTGCTAATTTTTTGTAATCTTTTCTTATGTGTCTTAATTGCTGTAACATCTTTCCAACCAGCAAGCCCAAGTTGTTCAGCTTTACAAAGAAATTCACCAGTTTCTTCATAAACATAGATATAACTTAAATCATGTGGATCATACTTAATTTTGGCTTTTTCTGTTTGATGATAATATAGATATTCATTTATATAAGTATTTCCCATAAATTCAATACCATTTTGTTTTATGGTTCTTATTTCCTCATATAAGAATAATAGCCTGATTTCTTGTTCTGTTAGCATTCTTCTATTTGAAATTGGATTCTCTTCCTGAAACACTTCAAGTGGAGTTCTATTATTCATTCCTCTACCTCTATGTGCTTTTAATCCAGCAGCTCTTCTTAAAGCATAATAATTATGGTTTTTAGTTTCTATAAACTTTTCTATTAACTCTTCTAGTTCCCACTGCTCTAAGATTTCTCCTTTATCCAATTTTTGCATGGCAAAACTTCTTAAATGTTCAGGTCTTTCTATAATGTTTCCTCCCTTATAAGTTACAAATTGTTTTGTAAAACTTTCCTTAAAATCAACGAACCATCTTTCTATATGCTTGGCTTGTGCATTGTATGCTTTTGCATGATCTACATCTATTCCTAAACTTGCATATATACCATCCAATTCGTCAGTCCCCTTTAAGACTTTTGATTTATATGCTTTACCATTGTCAGTGTATAAATGTTGAGGAACTCCATATTTTTCAATTCCTCTTTTTAAAGCTATTGCAATAGCTTCTGTTGTTTCACTCCAAGCTAAACTCCAACCTGTTATAAATCTACTTTTTACATCAATCCATACTATCAATTTAGGGGATCCGAAGTATCTTTCTCCATTTGCTTTTTTTCTATCTCCTTGATAACACATCATTTCCAGATCATGACCATCTGACATCCAAACTTCTCCAGCTTTTATATCCTCATAACTTCTTTCAATGTACGGCGTATGAGTGTCTTTAAACTCTTTGCTTCCCATTCTTGCTTTATTCTTTTCAATAATATTTATATCTTTATTAAGATAATTTCTTAAAGTACCATAGCTGATTGCCTCAACTCCAAACATTGCAACTATTCTCTCAAATACAAATGTAATTTTTGGCTTATTTTTACTAAAATAAAGCATTTTAGCAGTTTCTAAAACCTCTTCTTTTACTCTTCTTATTCCCTTAGTTGTCCCATGTCCAGAAGCCAAAGCTAGTGGATTATGTTTATTTTTTATATATATTCCCCACCACCTACGAAGTGTAGGTACTGTTAGTTTTTTCAAAATTTCTAATTGCTGTGGATAATTTTTACTTGCCTCTTTTACAAACTTCTTTATAATTTCTTCTTTACTATCTCCACCTTCCTCATACTTTTCTTCCAATTTCATACAAAGAATAAATCTAGCATTAGCAACCCGTTGATTCCAACTTGGTAGCTCATCAATAGCTGTTGCTTCTTTCTTTGCTACTGTCCTAGTTGCTACTTTCTTTTCTTTTTCTTCCTTAACTTCCACTAGTGAAGCTCTATATGCATCCACCTCAGAAGCCTTATATACATTTTTATAAACTTTCCCTATTTTTTTCTTTTCAACAGTCCAACCTTTCAGTTTTGCAAATCTTAAAGCCTGAGTTCTAGTTTTTTCAAAGAGTCTTTGTAAATCTTCTAATAAGTATTCTTTTGTCATAAAAGCTCCTTTCTAAAAGATCCTTACATTCAAAGCCCTTTCAATTCCCTTTTCAGTTTCTAGATCTCTTTCTGCATTAAGTCCTCTTAATGCTCTATATACCTTCTTTTCATCTAATCTTTCATTTTTACAAAAATCTTTCAATGTTAAATCTCTTTGTAATAGCAACTTTTGAAAAGTCTTTACTTTTTTATCTCTATTTTTAATATATCCTGGTGTCTTTTCACATAGTGCTAAAACCTCAGCTTCTCTTTCTTCTAATTCTCCATTTAAAAGTTTTTTAAACTCATATTGACTTAGATTAAGCTCTTGCATTACCTTTTGCAGACTTATTTCTGCATCAATTAAATTCTTTTTTATTTCTGTTATTCTGATTAATTTTTCTCTATATTGCTCTACCTTCTGTTCTATACACATTTTTAAGCTCCTTTTCTAACTTTAAAATCATCTTTTTATATGTATTTGGATGCTTTTTTAAATGTTCAAGCATTCCTTTTAAATAATTTTCTCTTTCCATTTGCTCTCCTTTTTGATATAATCAAAGTATCAGTTTTTATTTGGGACACCATAGCTTTGCCGAGCATGATGTCCTTTTTTTTAATAATTAAAATATTGATAACCTGCTCTCTTATAATATTGTCTTAAACTATATATGTTTTTTAATCTTAAATACTCCACAGCCTCCTCTTCTTTACCTTGCTTGATATATAGCTCTAATGCTATTGAATGCTTCATATCATCAAGACTACAGACTCTACCTAAATATTTTTTAGTATTCACTTTGTTCCAGTACCACAATGTACTTAAATCTAATGGAAAAATTTCATTTTCTAAATCATGTTTTTCTGCATATCCTAACAAATCTCTTATTAAATCCCTATTTACTCTCCTTCCTGATATTGTTGAACCTGTATAGTCAATATCTTCAACCTTTATTTTTACAATCTCTTTGAAAAATAACCCTAACTCTTTAAGAACTAAGTATGTAAGTCTTTCCCTTTCAGGTACTGATGCCACTAATATATTAAACTGCTCTATTGTTATAAAGTCCTTAGTTTTAAAGACTCTTTTATATTTCCTAATATTTTCAGTTATATTCAAGCCTAGTATTTCTTCAAAGAAAAACTCCAAAGCATTAAGTTCCACAAGCACAGTATTAACTGATAATGTCATTAACTTGTTGTCTAAATATCTGATTACATCTTCCTTTTTTACATCTATCACTTCCTTATTTATTGTTTCTAAAAATTCTTTTACTATTCTTTTGTATGTTGTTTGAGTTGAGATTGAATACTCTCTGTAGCTCATTTCTGACTGTAAACTTAATAAATCCAAATAAAATTTATTGTTCTCCTCCATCTTCATCTCCATACACTTCATCACTTAATTCATTCACTGCACTAACTATTTCATCTACCTTACTTTTTATTAGTTTTATGTCTTCTTGCATCACTCCAATCATTTCAAAATATGCTTTTGCTTTTTCAAAAAATTCAAATATATCCTTTATTTCAAGATCTCTTTGAGTTACTAATTCCATCATTTTATCTAGCTTTGGTTCTATCGTTGCTGGTAATGCTGGAACTCCTTGATTTAAAGCTATTTGATTAGTTTTTAATTTTGTTATCATCTCCTTTGAAAAGTTTTTTATAAATCTTCTAAATTGCTTTGCTCTTTCTGTATTTGCTAGATAAGCAACTTCAAATATTCCATCTTGATTAAATACTCTTTTTTCTCTTTTCTTTAATATTCCCCCTTCATTACTTACTACTTTTTTTAAACTTGAATATTCAGGACTTTGTAACTCTGGATTTCTTAAAATAATACTTTTAAAACTATCTTTATCTTTAAATCCTAATGCTTTTGCTAATTCATCTATGTCCATTTCAATTTCATTGTTATTGTTTACCATTACTTGAAGTTCAGTATTTTCAAATACTACTAAATTATTTTTATTGTTCATCTCCTCCACCAACTTCTATAATTACTCCATCACCAACATATACTCTTTTAGAATTTGCCATTTCCTTAACAATTTCTTCCATACTTTTTAATGGGCTTCTTTCTTTTATCTCCTTTCTACCTAAAATATATGTTATTTCATTATTTTTATTAGATATTCCTAACAGTTGCCATTCTTCTTTTAACCTTTTATTTACCTCTTGATAATCTTTTAATTCTGTTATTTCTTTTATATTTGTCAACATTCATTCCCCTTTCAATATTTAATTTTTTACTCTTTTACTGGTTTGATGTTCCAAAAGTTTATCCTACATATGTTATTGGTCGTCCAGTTCAAGTTGAAAAAGATTAATTTTACCTACCTCTTATTTTTTATAAGAGGTTTTTAATTTTTCCTATACTCATCATCTCCTTCTTTCTTTATTTGGTACTTCTATCCCCCTTTCTTCTAATTTTTATATTTTTACTTTTTATATTTTTTAGAAAAATGTTTTTAAAAAAATAAAATCTATTTTACAGATTTTTCTTAATTTTTTATAAATCTCAGATACAGATTTAATTTGTAAGTAACATAAAAAAATGTTATAATTTTTTATAATATTCTTTAATTTGTGATTACAAATTGTTATATGTTTCTTTTTGTTTCTATATTTTATATATTACAGTAACAATTTGTTTTTGTCAAGATTTTTTTTTCATATTGTTAAAAGGAGGTGTTTCTTAATGTTAGATGTTGGAAAAATGATAAAAGAATTAAGAATTAAGAAAAATATCTCTCAAGAAGATTTAGCTAATATTTTATCAGTTAATAGAGCTACTATTGCAAATTATGAGAGTGGGCGAAGAGCTTTAACTATTGATAAATTAGAAGAGCTTTTGGATGCACTTGATACAAGTTTAGCTGATTTTTTTAATTCAAATAACTTAGAAAAAACAGATCTAAGACCTGAAGAGTTGAGAAAAATTCCAATACTTTCTGATGTGAGTGCTGGATATGGTAAAGAAGCTTTAGAAGAGGCTACACACTGGATAAAGCTCCCAGCTAGTATTGCTAGAAATGCTGCTTTTGGAACTTTTGTTGCTGGAGACTCAATGGAACCCAAAATCAATGATGGAGATTTATTACTTGTTCAGGATACTCCTCAACTTGATAGTGGTGAAATAGGAGTTTTTCTATTAAATGAAAAGGTTTATTGTAAAAGATTTCACTATAACCCAATTACAAAAACTCTTGTTTTAAAATCTTTAAATAGTAATTATGATCCTATACCTATTAATGAAAATGACAATTTTAGGATTGTTGGAAAAGTTGTTGGGATTTATGATTATACAGTTTAATTTTCTGTTCTATTTCAACTAGGTGGCAATGTGCTACCTAGTTGTTTTATATTGAATTTACTGTTTTATTTCTATGTATCCCTTAATTTTACAGTGTTTAATTTCCGAATTTTTTATTTTTTCTTACTTTTTTCTTTTAATTCACTCTTTGCACATCATTATTTTCTTAATCTATTTTTTTAACTTCTTATTTCTTCAATCAATTTTATGCTGTGCATCAATTTCTTTAAAAGTGTTATTAATTTCTTCTTGCACATCGTTTGAAATTCATTTGATCATTAAAAAAAGGGATCTTAAACCCCTATTGAACGATTATTGAATTTTCTTGAATATTTTTATTTTTTTTCATTTATGCTGTGCAAGATCAAAATATTTTCTTATTTTTTCTCAGAAATTATCATTTTTTCTCGCACACTTACACACCATTTTATTTATCTCAATATACCTATAAATCTATAATTAATTAATTTTTTCTTTATAAAATTTTATTTATCATTTCATATTCCCCCTTACATCTATTTTAAGTATAATAACTCCTTCATCCAAATAAAAAATTTAACATATACTGCTTTCAACTTTATTTATACTATTTTTTATAAAAATATAAAGTTAATTTTCAAGAATATAAAGATAGAAAAAAGATTATATGTACTATAAAAAAACATAATTACAAAAATAGATTATTGACAAATAAGGTAACTTATGTTAGGTTAAATATTATTAGTACTAAATATTAGTAAAATAAAATTTTTTTTAATAAAATATAAAGGAGGTATTC